TCATCGGTCAAGATCGCCAGCATCAGGGATTGGAGATCTTTGTCTTTGACTTCGTTTTTGAGGACGTCGATCTCGCCAGTGCTGAAGAGCTTGGTGCCGTTTTCGTCGCAGGCTTTTTGGATTAAAAGCTGGAGGGCAAAGGCGTTGGCGTCGTCGGATTTGGCGTTTTTCTGGGCGCGTTCACGTTCGGCCATCGTCAAGGGTGCTACCCACATTTCAAACGTGCTGCCATCGCTGAGTTCCACCAGCTTTTTGGCGGGTTCGAGGTTGGCGGCTTTGCGCAGTCGGTCGATTGCGCGAACTGGAATTGAAGAGGCCATAAACCTTTTGGGGTATGGTTTTACTGTAGCGCAGTAGTCATGAAAAAGCCCCAGCTAGAAGGCCGGGGCTTGGTGGTGATAACCGGGAAGTTATCAGGCAGTGGTCAAGAAGTCGAAGGTGGGAGTGGAGGCGGGACGGAAGTTGATCGCAATGGTCTGAGCGTTGTCTGGATCCACCGAGATCGAGGCGCTGGTCAGAATGGCGTCCATGGCGATCGAGCGGGACTTGGTGTCGTCCACGCTGCCACTGCTGATGATGCGGTTGGTGTACAGCTTGAAGGCTGCGCCACCTTGCAGACGTTGCAGCACGTCTTCGATCATGCGGTTAGAGACCGCAAAGTCATCGTCGGACATATACACCGTGCAGGAACCAGTGCCATCACCAAAGCCAGCAATGTAGTTCTTGAAGGGAACATACTGACCAGGAGTTTGACCGATGGTGGTGACGTCGATTTCAGCGCGGCTGATGTCGAAACTCCAGTCGCGGACTTGACCAACAACCACATAGTCGGCGTAAGCGACTTGGAATTTGTTGGGGCTGACGGCGGTGCCTTGGGTGGTGATCGTGATGACCGAGCCGCCGAGGGTGGCGGAAACAGTCAGAACGCCGGTGGCAGCGACGTAGCCAATGACGTAGTAGGTGGTGCCAGCTGTAATGCCGGAAGGCAGTGTGCCGGTAGCGGTGCCGCCAGCTTGGTTGACGACGCTGAATTTGACGGGATCGCCTACTTTGAAGTTGTAGTAGGAGCCAACGTTCAACAGAGCGCCAGCGGTCGTGACGTCGGAGGGGCTGAAGGTGGAGGTGGTGCCTGCAGGTTTGTAGTACAGGGCGCCGGACGTGCCGGTAAGAACGGTGGTGGCCATAGGACGTACCTAAAGAATGAGCAGTGGGGCGGGCACTGCCCGGCTTCTACTAGGTTAGCGCGATTGCAACCTAAGTTAAAACCGTGGCAATGAAGGATGTATCAATACGCCCCATGAAAAGAGGCGTGTCTTCTGTAGCTGAAAATGTTGGGCCGTTTAGTGATCCAACGCGGATAAATACGCCGGTTGCAGGTTTACCGACATTATTGATTGTTTCCAGTACGTTTACTGCGGTGTTTAGGAGCGTTTGATTGCGAGCGGGGCCTTTGCCTTTTTCGGTGAAGACGCGGATGATGATGGCGCCACGAGCATTGTCGACACTGCTGGTGAGTGTGGGATCGTTTGTTAAGCCAAAAGTGACATTGACACGCACATATTCGGTCGTTGCGTTAGGTGGTGCGGCTGTAATGTTGTCGAAATAAACTGGTACTGCAGGTGCCAGAGCACTAAAAGCTGTCAGAAGTGGATTTTCGACAGCGGCACGAATTGTCTGGTAGTTCATAGTTTTACGTTGCGCATGGATTCTTCCATGTATAAGTTAATGGTTTTGTCTAGTTGTCCACCTTGAATATAGGTTGGGTACCAGTCCAAAGGAGCTGTTCTTCTGTTTGAACCTTCACTACTGATGTTTAGATCACCGCGAATGCCAGATAGGCGTTTACCTTTTTGAGCCTGCTTAATAGGTTCAAATCCTGGATACCTATATTTACTTTCGATTAAATCTAAAGCTACGTCCGCATGTGGAGCTTTATTTGCAATATAATACTTTATTGTAGGCTTAAATTTATATTCACTTGGTGTCAAAATTGGAGCTGCTATACGTTGTGGGGCTCCGGCTGCTCCACTGCCGCTAGATACTTTACTAGCAGTTGCAATTTCCCAAGAGTTTGAAAATTCACCTGACCAAGCCGGCCCTCGTTCCTGCAAATCTTTGACTACTGCTTGTGCAGATCTAGCAGCACCAAGAATAAAAGGGGCCAGCACAGCCGCTTCTAACTTTTCTGCCAGTGTTTTTAGATCCTTTCGCATTATTGGGGCCTCGCGATAAGAGTGTGGAGAATGGGCGATTCTCCTCGGTAGCTGGTGATGGAGATGATTTTGGCCTCGCGGGTTACTCCATCCTGAAGGTACTGGATGCGGTCTTGCTCGCTGGGATAGTAACTGCCTAGTTCGGTGTTGCCAATGATAACTTTGATATCAGTGGCTTGATACAAACCTTCATATTCGCGGGGATTTAGGCGGCTGATGACAGCTTTGACTGTTACGGAGGTATCGGAACCAGTTATAGCTCCAGTCGTGGGGTTGTAGCTGCGAGATGGGGAGGTTTTGATGTAGGTAATGTCGTGGCCCCATTTGGCGAGGATGGGGGCGGGGATGCCAGCAAAAGTGGTATCTACCTGGGACATATCAGCCTCTCACCAGGGCAACTTGAAAGTTGCTGGAGCCGCCTTGGCAGTAGGGGCCGAGATAAGCCTGGAGCCAGGGATATACGTCGAATACGTTGTTGATGGTGCCGGTGGATTGGCTGCTTTTGTTGTATTTGACTTTGAGGTCGCCTAGTTCGACTTGCTCGTAGAGGCCGGTTCCAGTGCTGTTGGTGATGGCGCTGGTGTCGTTGGCGAGGGCGCGGGCCAGCTCGAAGGTGGCGGCTTTGATGGCGCTGGGGATCAGCGTGCAAGCCAGCTCGATGCCGTCCACGGTGTAGTTGTCGCGGGGCCAGCGCAGGGCTTGGGTGGTTCCGCAGCGGTCGCCGTAGTAGCTGAGACCGTCGAGCCAGCGGGTGGCGGAAATCAAGGCGCGGTTTTTCTGGTCGTCGGTTTTGTTGGTCCAGGTGCCGGATTCTGGGGCTGTCTCGAAGTACGTGTTGGCCTCGGCCAGCGTCACGTAGCTGTTAGAGGAGGCCCCAGCAAGAGTGGCGTCGATTACTGCGGCCACGGACTACATAAAGACTTTGCTTAAGTGTAGCGGCGAACTCTAGGGGATCTGCGTTTTTTCGGGGGTTCCAGCAGGCTGGCATGATAAATCTCGATGCCTTCCATTTCAAGGTCGGCGGCGACTTCAAAATGTTTGCCGTATGGGACGTCTACGTGCCAGCGGTTGGTATCCTGTAGTAGAAAAAGCCTTACCAAGTTCATGGCTATTAAAAAAGTTGATGAAGCTGCTGCAAAGGTAGCGCCAGGATTGGATTTCTCGAAGGTGCGGGAATGGGCGGATGTGACTCCCGAGATCCAAAAGCTCAAGGAAGCTGGGCTCAGCGTTCCTGAGATTGCGGATCAATTGCAAGTGAACTACGTGCTGGTTAATCAGTGCGTGCTCCAGTCGTACAAGATGCTGATTGACTCGGTGCAGGTGTTTAAGGGGCAGGAAGAAAAGAGGCTTAATCCTGACGTGTAGGCAAAGAAAAAGGCCCCCACTGGGGGCCTCTTTTTTGTGGGTAAAACCCAGATCAATACACGGTGGCATCGAAGGGGGTGTTGACCAGCAGGCGGGTGATGGGGACCATTTTGGTGGTGCCGTACACGAGGTTCCAGCTGGCAGTCGCGGCCAGGTTGCCGCTGCTATTGGCGTTGGTGGGGTTGTCGCCGTTGGCGGCCCACTTGGTGCCAGCAACGTGGTAACCGTAGTGGTAATCCACAGCGATCACGTCCTGCATGGACAGGATGTTGCGGTCGGCAGCCAGGCGAAGGTCCTGTTGCACGCCCTCTTGAATTACACCCGACTTGAACAGGTACACGGGGTACTTCACCAGGTGGGTAGCGGTGCCACCGGTCAGGTAGGTCAGTTGGTCGTCCACCACCACGCGGAGGCCGCAGAAGTAAGCGACTTCAACGTTGGTGTTGCCAACACCGCCGCCACCCCAGGTGATGGCGCCAGCGGCAGCCAGGGAGGAGGTGGAGAAGGTCAGCTGGCCGACCTGCATCAGGTACGAGTACACATTGCTGTGCATCGCGATGGTGTCGAGGTCGTAGCCGCGCTCGCCCAGCAGGTTGCGGGCGGCGATCACGTTGGCAGCCGAGATGTAGTTGGACTCGGATGCGGTCGTGGTGCCGGTTTTGTTGGTTTGGTTGGCACCAAGCACACCAGCGCCAGAGATCAGACCGAACAGACCGTTCAGCTGAGCGATCAGCGTGGCGGTCTTCAGTTTGTTGATGGCGGCGGTCAGTTGGTTGCGGACGTGACCCAGGGGATCAGCGCCAGAACCGAGCTGGGACAGATCATCGGCAGCGTAGGCAAAGCCACGGTGCAGGATGGTCATAATCTGTTGGTCAGCCGTGGTCTTCTGGGGGGTCAGATAACCAGCGGTTGAGGTGCCCCAGTTGGAGGCAGAGGTGATGACCTCTTCGGTGGGGGCGATGGGGTCGAAGAAGGGGACTTGGACGCGGGTGCCGCCAGCGCGGGCATCCAGGGCAGCGTTACGCTGAACGATGCCGGACTGGATCCACTTGGACTGGTTGAAGATGCCTTCAGAGGTGTACTGAAGAAATTCGGGGCGCGTAACTAGATCCGACAGGAATGTACCGCCGGAATAGTTTTCGAGGTTGGCAGACATTGGATTGCTCCAGTGGGGTTAGTAATGCGGGGTGCCCCACAGGGGCTAGGCGCCGGCCTCGGCTTTGAGGAGGCGGGCCATGTCGGGATCCTTGCCGAGAAGGATCATTTGTTGGGTTACGTTCCAGGAATCTTTGGACCAGGGGTTGTTTTGGCCTGGAACGGCGGAGGGGCGGGCACTGCCTGCAACTCCCATGCCCGAGCGGTTGGTGGCCGAAAAGTGATGTTCGTACCCACTGCCCGGATTTTTCAAGTTGGCGATATATTCGCCAACCGGAACTTCGACGCCTCCAGCGACAGCCACGGGCTGTCCATCTTTGGCGCGAAGGTTCTCCTGCAACAAACGATAGAGCTGTTCGGGAGCAACTGCACCAGCGCTGGAAAGTTGGGCGATGGCGGCAGATTTGATTTGTTCCTTGGTGAAGCCACTGCGAATTTCTTCGATCGTGGATTCTTTCTCGGACAGTTGTTGCTTGAGTTCAGCAACAGTTTTTTGGGCTTCTTCCCAGAGGGTTTTGTATTCGCCGGTTTCAGCGAGTTTCTGGGTTTTGGCCTGCTCTTGCGCCACCCGAATTTCTTCGAGTTGGGCTTGGAGACTTTCCCGTGCCTCTTTATCCTTGCGACGTTCACCGATCAGCTCGGCGTTTTTGGCTTTAAGGGCCTCAATTTGGATCGCAAAGTCGGGAGTTTCAGCCACAGGCTGGGACGGGGTTGGCTCCACAGGAGTTACGTCCGTTGCTTGAATTTCGGGCACGGCAGTGTGTTACTTGGACAGCACTAGTCTACAACATAAGTACAGCTGGTCTAGCGACTGATCTCCTCCCAGTCTGTAGACGCATGTACATCTGATGATCCAGTGCTAGCTGTCAGAGCAAGTGTCAGTTCAAAAGGGGTGCTAGTTAGACCGTTTCTTTCAAGTTGAAATTTAAATAGGGCTTCTTTTAGTACATCAATAAATCCTGAACTTTGGTTAGTTGAGGTAAAGTACCCTTGGGCAAGAACACGACCACCTGTTGTTGCAGTGCCGGTCAAGTTGTACTCAACGCTGGAATCGGTACCAGCACTAACCCAGGTCCCTCCTGTAGTAGTGGCTGTTGCAACCACACGCCAGCAGTAACTAGCATTACTCACACCTAGAATAGATAGAGCGGTAAGAATTACAATCGCATCAAGGGCAGTTGATTTAAGACGGAGAGATATTACTGGATAAAATGTGCCTGCAGTTGTTAGAACTCGGGGTGCTGTAATTGTGGTACCAATTGCTTGCTGAAGTCCACGCAATTCGTATCCGCCTTCTGAAATAACGGTGGAACAGACTTGTTTTAACGTACTTGCGCTTGCTGTTGTTGCTGTATTTGTAATTTCATACCGCAAAGGCAGTGAAGCTGTAGTGATGTAGGTACTTGTAATTAGGTTTGCGTGGTGAAACGAGTGGCAATGAACAAACTGCCCGTTAATAATAAAGCCGAGGCGGACTGTTCCAAGGCCAAGCCACTCAATATCCATCCATAGGATCTGTGCTTTTGTGATGTCAAGAGTTATGCCCGATGGTCCGGTGCCGTTTAAGGGATCTACGTTCCAGTTGTTTTGGGTAATGCGTGTTTCAACTAGAGAACCGCTGGACGAGCTACGTTCGACAAAAGATAGTGATGTGTTATTAAGTTCGATGTACAAACCATTGCTGGCGCCGTAGTAGCCGATGCGTTGCCTAAGGCCTGTTTTGCCTGCGTTCATGACGAACGTTGACATTACAAGCAGAGACTTGCCAGGCTGGTACGAGAAACATTTGGTTGTTTCGCGGATTAGTTCAGAACCTGATGTAGTGGTTACGTTGAGGTTGACTAGACCGGCGTTGGCATCAAATGCTGATGTTGCTCCAGAAGCTGCAGAGGTACTCCAGAGGTTGTTGTCTTTGTAGCGATGGCTGGAATCAAATAGGGTTGTTGGAGCGGCAATGCGTAGACGGCCAAAAGCATCGGTCGTACCGTTGCTTATGCCGGTACTGGAAAAATTGCTGGTAGGCAGTGGGGCGTGTACGAGGAGGTCCATCAGTTTGCTTGGGCGTA